CTTAAAACTGCACTTCCGAGCCCCTACTCATACCCTAACAAGACCAATCCTGAGATACTCTATGTATCGTAGTATAGGCAGAATACTTACTAAGTAAGAGATGGAGGGTTGTAAGAGGGTATGAGCAAAGAGGTACGATTATACAGAGAGTAGGTTGAGTTAAGAGTAGGGAGTGAGAGAGAATAGTTTGAGAGAGGTTGTTTGGTTAAGGGTTGGTTGAGTGAGGTGGTTGTTAAAGAGGTGTAGAGAGATTGATTTAAAGAGGTGTTCTTAGAATGAGAGGTAGAAAGTGGTAAAGGGGTTTTAAGAGTAGACCAATGTTTAAGAAAATGAATTTGGATAGTTGATTTAGTGAGGTGTTATTAGAATAAACTTTAGGTAGAATAAGGGTGTAATATATTTGGTATAGAGAGTGTGAGAATTGAAATGTAATATTGATTGTAGACATAAAAGAAGGGATTTAAAAAATTAACTCAGGAAGGAAAATGAAAAAAGAAAAGGGTTGATTAAAGAGTTAAAAGAATATAAAATAAGGAATTTCTTTTGATGTTAAGACTATTATTAAACTAAATATAGCAAGGATAAGTAAAATTAAAACAATAATTAATCCTTCTAACTTTATATTATTCATAAGAAATATTCATATTCATTGTTATTATCTACACCATTACAGATACAAGTAAAATAAGTATAAACAAAATAATAAGGAAAAATAATACTTCTAAATATAAAATGTATATTTAAACTTAAAGGAAGTAAGAAGCTAACAAATAACCATAATATAAATATTATTTTTCTTGTTATTATTTTCATATTATTCACATTCTTATAATGATATCTAATATTAATGTTGTAAATAAAGCTATAATTGATAATATTAATATAATACAATAATACTTTTCTTTCATATCATTCACTTTTTAAGTAAGAAAAGAATTTATAGAAATCAATTATTTGATTTAAAGAATAAAGAAATTTTGTTTGATTTTGAATATATATAATATATTTATCTCTTATTTTATTAATCTCTTTAATTTTTTGTTTGTTTGATAATTTATTATCATCTATTATTAAATAAGAATTAATAAGACAATCAAAACCTTTTTTATAAAGTTTATATTTTTCTATACTCATATCATTCACTCTAAATAACTTATTTCTTTTACCTTATTATCTTTTAATATTTTTACTTGGTCATAAATAAATATATCTGTAATACCTTTTAAGAAATGACTACTATTAATATATTTTCTAAATATCTTTATTGCTTTAAGAATATTTTTCGCTTTACATATTAATACTATGCTATTATAAGATTCATTACAAATATTTTTTGTATAATAAGTTTTCATATTATTCACTTTTAATATGTGTAAAACTTGAAATATAAGGATAAGTAAAATATCCTTCTTTTAATGACATATTTAACCATTCTATTAAACATTTAATACATAGATTAGATGAGTTAAATATAAATCCTTTAATGTGAACATATTCATTTATTTCTTTTTTACATTCACTACATTTTGTCATATCATTCACTTTTTAATTTGTTAATTCTCTTATATATTCTTTTATTAATTTGTATTAATAATAAGTCAATTAAGCCTAAAATAATTGTTGTTAAATGTATAGTTAATCCTTTAATTCCAGTTAAACTAATTATCCATAAAGGAATAATATAAATAAAAATTCCAAAAATTAAATGATGTATTAAAAAGCTTAAAGTTTCTAATGTTTTAAGTTTCATATTATTCACTTATATTCTATTTGATAACCACTAATTAAATCTTTTTTAATTAATTCTTTACAAAATTTATCTATTTCACTATAGATTGATGTAAAAGGTTCACATTCTTTTAATTTAACAATAAAATCAACTTTATATGACATATTATTCACTTTTTATTAATTTCTCAAGTCTAAAAAGTACTTCTATAATAGATAAATAATAATTAGTTGATACTTTGATACTTCTAATCAAATTTTCATTTAATTTATCTACTTTTGTTTCTATATCTTTTATTGTTTGTTCTATTCTATATATTTCCATATTATTCACTTTTGGATAACTACGTTTTTGTAATTATCTTACAAAAGAAAAAATTAATTATAATCTTATATCTACTCTTTCAATATCATTTAGATTAGTAATTAGATAAGTACCTAATTCAAAATAACTCATTTCTGATTCTTTATAATTAATAGTATGATAATCTTTATCATATATTCTAACAAGAAACTTTTGTTCTTTACTAATCTCTAATGCTTGACCAATAATATCCTTTAATTCCATATTATTCACTTTCTTATGATTAAATCTATTATTATTGGTGTAAGAAAAGCAATAATTCCGTATATCAACACTAATATATAAAAGTATTTATCTTTCATATCTTACACCTTTTTATTTTCTGATTTCTTTTTATCATAGTTCAATTTAGCAATTCTTTCTATATCATAATATATTATTATAGCAGACATAATTATAATTCCACACTTAATATAGAAAATTAAAGCTATTACAAAAATGCTTCTGAAATTCTTTACAAATAAACTTATAATAATAATATCTATAGCATTTATTATTATTATGCTAAATAATGTTCTATGAAAAAGATTCCACCTTTCATTATTTAATTTAATTTTTTTAAATTGTAATTTTTTCATATTATTCACTTTTGGATAATTACGATTATGTAATTATCTTACAAAAGAAAATTTTAAATAATTATTGTATGATTAACTAAATTAATAGTATATATAGAATACCTTAATCTAATCAATAATGTAATTGCTTGAATTATTTCTTTATAGAATTCATCAAAATTAAGATGATTAGAAGGTATTTCTAAAGCTTCTTTACTCATTTCACCAATTTCCTCCATTATTATTACAATCCACTTTTCAATAGTGTGAGTTTGATTAGGAAATTTTTTATCTTGAAATCTATATTCTTTCTCAATTTCTCTTAAAAATATTGATAATTTATTTTCTACAAAACTTTTCCAATTTTTATTTACCATATATTATTCACTTTTGCTTAATCAGTAATTCTGATTAAGTATCAAAAATAAAATTATTTTCTATTGTATGGTTTAGTTCTTATTATTGTATCCACTACTAACTTAAATCTTTTACTAAATTCATAATGAATTATATCAAAATCAGAGTTATTTGGATTTGGTTTTAAATATAAGGTTAGTATTCTTTTATCTGTATTTACAATTACTTTATCAATTTCTTTCATATTTAATCAGTATCAGTCATTTTTATATTATTTAATTCATTATCTAAACTTTTAATTTTAATATTTGATATTGTTGTATCAATAGAAATTTGCTTTAATGTTAATTCATTAATAGCTTGTAATAATACAAGATTATTAAAACTGTGTAATTCTCTTTTACTTAGACAATTTCTAAATTCTTGTATAAATAACTTTATAGTAGTAAAAGAAATATCTGGATAATTCATTAAAGTACTCTGAATCCAAATAAGAAATTTTTGTATTTTCATTAATTTACCTCTGATTCTAATTTAAAGATTTTTACTATATAATTTCCTTTCGGTAAATTAAGTTCTTTTATATGGTTTGGAATTCTAATTGTTAAATTTACCGGTGTATTATCTTTATATTTTTTCCAAATCCATTCAAATTTAAAGATTTCTTTCATATTATTCACTTTTGCTTAATTAGTAATTCTAATTAAGTATCAAAAATAAAATTATTTAATTAATGAAACTATGTATACTTCAGCTTTACCTTTAAAGTTTGGTGTATCAATTTTAGCCATTGTTTTAGAAATTTGAATAATATGACCAATTAATTTTTCAAGTATTCCTTTAAAATGTTTTTGAATTAATACAGCCAATTGAAATTGAAAGCTTCTACCATTGGCATTAAATTGGTAAATGACATCATTCATTTCTAATAACATAGTATCATAAGTGTTTCCATCAGCAAATAAAGTCGGTGTAGGTAAAGAATGAACTTTTACATTAAAAACATCAGAGACATTATCCCTTTCATTATAACTAACTTTTAATGTTGGTAATATATTAAGTTTTGAGACTTTATCCACTTTTTCCATTTCTAAATTATCCATGAAGTTATAAACTTCTTTTTCTGTATCTTTTTCCTTTACCAAATTTTTCACTTCCTTTCACTAATTAGTTTATCTAATTAGTTTAAAAAAGAAATTCTTAATTAGATTATTAAAATTTAAATGATTCTTGTTCATTTTTACTTTTTGAGAATTTAGCTAATGTATTAGAGTAAGCTTCTGAAATAGAATCAAACATAGCTTCGACTTGTTCTGTACTGTATTCATAATTAACTCTTTTAGAACAATTACCAAGAATCCTTAAAGCTCTCAAAACATTTATTACTCTTAAGGGTGCTATTCTAAGAAAAGTTTCTGATTTTGTTTCTTTCTTTTCATTAGGCTTCTTATCTGTTTTTTTAACAGATTCCTTTTTTTCTACTTGTTTTTTATCTGGCATAATATTATACCTATATAATAAATGGTTTAGTTCTTATTTAAATCTTATTTAGACAAGTAATTGGATTTGTTTAAACAATATATAAATAAATTTTGAAAAAGTGAAAAATGTTCATTTTAAATTAAAAAAAGTGAAAATTGTTCATAGACCAATTTTGTTAAAAGCTTTCCATCATTTTATAGCATATCAACTTTTTAAAATGAAAAATATGGTTTCTAAAGAGCAAAAAATAAAGGAAATTAAAGTAATCATAGGTAATAATCCTTCTCTTAATTCAAGTGAAACACTCAGGTTAATACAATCAGAAGGTTTAGGAATCCGTAAACAAGAATTTCAAACTTTATTTAGAGAACAGAGACAATTACCAGAACCTACAAAAGAGAAAAAAGAAAAATCTGTACCTATAAAGTTTAGAAAGGGAATAGGAATAACCCCTATTGATAAACCAGATAAACCAAAAAAGGAGGGTCAATATGGAGTTATTGAAGTAATTGATAATAAAGGAAATAGTTTTTGGATAAAGTATCAGAATAAAAAAGATTTTAATAGGCAATTAGAAAAAATTAAATCAAAATATTCTGTTAAAAAATTAAAACTTGTTTCTCATGGCTTTAGAAATTATGTAGATTTCATTGATAAAGAGTTTAGGGAAATCTTAGAAACCGAGGGTATTATTTCATAAAAAATAATTTTCATGAATTTAGAAAGAATAAGAAGTTAAAGATTCAATCTAATTTCATTTTTGTTGATACTGAAAGTTTCTCTAATAAGAATATTCCTAATAAAGAAATCTTAACCTTTAAAGTAGGTTGCTTAATTACATGGAATAAAGAAAGTAATGAAATAAATAAAAATACTTTTTATGATGTAAAAGATTATTGGAAAACTGTAGAAAAGTGTTTTTCTAAGGATAAAAGAAATCTTATTATGTTTGCTCACAATACTCAATTTGATTTTCTTATGTTAGATGGCTTTAACCAATTATTACATAATGGATGGCAATTAAAAAGCCATTATGTAAAAAGCAAAACTTTTATTCTTGTATTTAAAAAATTATGTATAGATAATAAATATTATACCTTACATATTTGGGATACTATGAATTATGTACCGGAATCATTAGATAAAATTGGCATATCTGTTGGTTATCCTAAATTATCTATAGATTTTGATAAAGTTTCAGATAAAGAACTTGAAATATATTGTATGAGAGATACAGAAATTATATATGAATTTATTAAAAAATTAATTAATTTCTTAGAAGTTAATGATTTAAGTAGACTAAAAGCTACTTCTGGAAGTTTATCTTTTAATACTTTTAGACATAAATTCTATAAACCAGAAACACATAAGATTTATATTCATGATTGGAAAAGAGCAATAAAGTTAGAACGTGAAAGTTATAAAGGTGGAATTACTGATTGTTTTAAAATAGGTACTCATAAAGATTTGTATAAACTTGATATTAATTCTATGTATCCATCAATAATGAGAAAATCTTTATTACCTATAAAATTATTATTTAGTTCGCATGAATCTAATTATTCTCAAAAAGATTTATTCAAAATATATAAATTAAGTGTGAAAAAAGGTTATGGCTGTATAATAAAAGCAACAATTAATCTTAATTATAACAATCCTTATATTCTACATAATTTTGGTACTGGTAAAGCTTTATTTAGTTATGGTACATTTAAAGTAAGTATTTGTCAACCAGAAATAGATTTTATTATGAAATATGGAAAAATATTAACTATTCATGAGATTAATGTGTATAAAATGAAAGTTATTTTTAAGGATTTTGTTGATTTCTTTTATAAAATAAAAACTGATTCTCAAAAAAATAATGATAAAATTACCACCAGATTTGCTAAACTTATGCTTAATACTCAATATGGTAAATGGGGTCAAAGACAACTTGACTACATGAGTTTAGATATTACACATAAATTTATGATTGAATTTCAAGAAGTAATTAAACTTATGATAATTAAAATGAAAGAAAAATTACCTAATTTCAATTTAAGTAAAGATATAGTTTATTTAGGGTCAATTATTAATGAGGGTGAACTTTATATAGTAAATGGTAAATTATATTTACTGAAACAAACAAACAGTAATGCTAAAGATTCTTTTGTTGCCATAGCTTCTTTTATTACATCATATTCAAGAATGTTATTAATAGACTATTTAAAAATAGCTAAAAGAAAAAATGTCTTTTATGTTGATACTGATTCTTTATTTGTAAATCAATCTGGATATAATAATCTTGAAAAAGATGATTGTATTAATGAATTTGGATTAGGAAAGTTAAAACTTGAAGAAACTGGTGTAGGAAGCTTCTACGCACCTAAATTCTATGATTTTAATGATAATCGTAAAATTAAAGGTATTAATCAAAAATCATCTATTATTCTACTTGAAAATAATAAGAAAGTAGTTTATCAAGTTCATTTATGGAAAAAATTTAAATCAAACCTTAAAGATGGATATAAACCAGAACAAGAAATCCAAACAACAACAAAAGAAAGTAAAAAATATTATGATAAGGGTAAAATAGATGATTTTAATAATGTAATACCTTTCTCTGTTAGAGAAATTGAACTTATGATTAAATAAAAGATATTTTTTAAAAAAATTTCAGTAAAAAACTTTAAAAGTGAACATATCTTATTATTAATTAACTTTACCTAAAAATTTTTCATTTAAAAAGTTGATTTTTCATGGCAAATGACATAAAAAGGGTAATTTTAATTGCTGTTGCTTTAATGGTAATTGGTGTTATTATCCCTATTGCTGTTGGTTTAGTTGCGAATGCGGGAAATGTAGTGGTTAATTCTACGAGTGGTGAGAGATTGTCTGCTATAGCAGACCCTTCTGTTGTACTAATGATTGAAGTCTTGATTCCTATAATTGCTGTAATTGCTATTGTTTTAATGTTTTTACCAAGTAAAACTGGTACTTAATAAACCAGTATTTACTATTTTTTTATTTTTTTATTAAGGTGGTTAAGATAACAGAAAATAAAAAACTAACACCACACCAAAAAGCTATTAAAGTAAATTCTGAAAAAGAAGCTAATTTAGTTAATAAAGAATTAATCTATATTATTAAAGCCATGTTATTATCTTTTCTATTTATGACATTCATAATTATATTGATTAGAGGTTTTTAATGAAAAAATTTAAAAGTTCTTTAGTTCTATTATTTGTTTTAATTGTTTTTACCTTATCAAGTATTCCTTTAAATGTAAAAGGAGTTTTACCAGATTCCATAGACTATACGTTTGCTAATAATAATTTATATGATACAACTAAACCAATTTTCAATGAATCTACTAATGTGAATGTTAGAGATGTAAGTGAATATACTCAATTTTATAATGCCACTTTTGATTTTAATAATGAAATAGTTGGTACAAATGGAACAAACATAGACTTTATAGATTTAGCCACTATTGGTGTAGATACTACAATTCAAATAATCTCATTATTGAACGGACATAGGAAAGTCTTAGAGTTAAATGATAATGATGTAGGGGCAGAAGTTATAGGACAAAATACATTTGATTCTACTCGATTATTTGGTACTATTGAGCTTTTTATTCGAAATACGGATACATCTCTAAGAACAGATATTTTAATTAGAAGTGGTATTACTAATGCTTTACAAGTTGCGATAGCAGGAAATACAGCAAATCAACTTCAATATTTTGATGGTATTTGGAATAATATTGTTTCAATTATAGATAATATTTGGTATCATATTAGAATAGATTTTGAGTGTGGTGCTGATGGTTATGAAAGTCTCGCACCAGATACATTTCATATTTATGTTAATGGAATAAAGTATTCTGATTTATCTTTTAGGAATACTGTATCAACTGTTAATAATTTAAGACTTCAAACAAATGTAGGGAATAGTGGTTATTTTACCTATTTTGATGCTATTGGTTATAGTTGGTTTAAACCAAATTATAATTTTACTAATGATGTTATTGGAAGTTTTCCAGAGTTTTGGATAAATAATGATGATTTTCCAAATATGACAACTGTTATAGCTTCTTTAGATGGTAATACTAAAGTAATGGAAATGAATGATTTTACCAGAGACGGTACAACTTCCAGTAGTCTTTCTTTTAATAGGAATCAAGATGGCTTTATTCAATTTCTTATAGCAAAAGATAATTTATCTAATGATGCCCATGGAAGGTTTAGATTTCAAGAAGGTAATAATGAAAGAATGAGATTTAGTTTTATTGGTGCTGATTTATATTACCTTCACGCAAATACAAGTACCGAATTATTTGTTAGTAATGCTTTAAGTTTAATAAATACTTTTACTGATTTTAAATTTGTTTTAGATGATACTAATAATGAAGTGGATTTATATATTGATGATATTCTTAAACAGTCTAATGTAAATTATTTTACTAACACAGTAGATACAATTAATAAAATAACTATTCAAACCGTAGAAGCTTCAGTACCAGATTCAATTTATAGAATGTTTTTTGATGATTTTGATTTTAATCATTTAACCATAAATACCTCAATTAATAATATTATACCTCACATTGAAACTAATCCTTTTTTAAAAGAAGTGGATACATTTACTTTCGATTTAGTTTCTGCTAACACCCTTTATGATATAGGTACTGATAATCCTTCTGGTTGGTCTGATGTAGAAAATGGTTTTGACCATACTAATATAGCGCAAGATAATACAGATATACCTTCAGGAAGTAGAACTAATAACAGAGTAGTTCAAATTGAAGGTGTTGGTTCTGATAATGCTATTAGTGGAATAGAAAAAGATTTTAATATTTCAAGTGGAATTTTTAATATTACAATGAAATATAATTATAGTTTAAATAATAATGATTTAGGAAGTTTTATTATTTCTATTTTTACTCAAAATTTACAATTACAAGTAAAAATTAATTGTACTTTTGTAAATGCTATATTTGGTAACCAACTTGATTATAGAAATTCAAGTTTTAAAAATGTAGAATTAATTCCATTTTTAGATTCTACTATTGCTATAAACCAAGAAGTTAGTTATAATATATACATAGATTCTTTTGTTGTATTTAGAGCAACAACAGAAGGAAGTTTAGGATTCCATTCTTATAATTTTACTTTTCCTTTAATAAATCCAGATTCTTTTGGTTTAGGTAAAATAATGATTATTTCTGACCCTACAAATGTAGGTGGTACATTTCAAACAATAGAGCTTAAAGAAGTAGGTGTTTATCATAACGGAATTTCTTTATCTGATGATTTTGGTTATTTACCTTCAGTAATTTCTGATAATGCTTCTTTCTTTTGGCAATTTTTAGCACATAATTTAATAACAATAGAAGTTTTAGGTAATATGGCAATTCATGCCACTTCTTTTAATGAGTGGATATTAGGTGGTAATATGGAAGTTATAAGTAATATGGACACTTTTAATTTAACTCAGAGAATAATTAATGTTTATTTTCAAGATTTTGTTCATTTTGGCTTTTTAGGTATCCCTACACCTATGATTGTATTTTTTATTACTTCTCAATTTAATTTAACAAGTATAAGTATTAATGGAATAAAGTTTTCTGATGATACCCCTCACGATTTTGGTTTTCTTGCTTATGAATCTGGTGGTGTAGATAATAATGTAAGTTATTTCTTTTTAGATTCAAGTAATACATTAAAATATTTTCATACTACTGATGATAATAATGTAAATGAATTTATTCAGGCTGAGTTAGTTATTGGTGGTTTAGACACTAATAATACAGCAATACAGTTTAATTCTAATAAAGATAATAATGCCTTTGGTTTTTTCAGAGTAAGTTATGTATCAACATCAACTATATTTAAAATACAATCAATTTTTAAAACTACTATATCTATATTACCTAATTCTAAATCTATTATTTCATATATAATTTTAATAACTGATAATAATGATAATACTGTTTCTGGTTTAACAACTGGTTTTGTTTCTAATATTAAATTATTATTTACTGAACAACAAATAGTTTCTGTAATTACATTTTCTTTATTATCTGTTTTAATTCCTTTAATTATTATATTAATACCAAGTTTAGCATTAAGAATGACAATTGGTAAATTTGCTTTTATTCCATCTTTTATATTAATGACAATTATTTCCATTATAAGTGGCTTAATACCAACTTGGTTATTTTTTGTAATTATGTTATCAAGTTCGTTATTTATATTTAATGAAAAAGATAATAGAGTTGATATATAATTCCAACAGAAATAGATTGGTTAATAGGTTTATCTTTAATGTTTGCTTTAGCTTTATTATTAACTTCAATGACTTATCAAAATATAGAAACATTTTTTATATTTCTAAATATATTTGCTGGTTTTATGGTTTGGTCAGGTTTAATAGAGCTATGGGTATTAGTACTTACTACAATTGTTTTGGTTTTTATTATTGGTAATAATGTATATAAAAAAAGAGGTTTTTAAAAAATGCTTATAGGATTAAGTTTATTTGTAATAATTATATTAGGTTTTCTTTCCATTATGTTGGGAAGTGAGTATTTAGCTAATACTATAAATGTTGGAATTGATAACACTTCACTTGTAAATGGTTCAATTACTACTTATGTTGTAGAAACAGAAACAGTTTTATTTGAAATAGATACTTCTGTTTTTATTGTTGCGGGAATTGCTTTATTGATAACTGTTGCCATTGTTGCGGGAATTACTGGAATTCAAGTTTTGGGTTCTGGTTTAAACAGTGAAAGTGTTAAAATAATAATTATGATAACAGCTTTTACAGGAATTTGGATTACTCTGTCAATAATAGCTATTAATTTAATTTCCAGTATAGCTATTTTTGGAAGTATTATTTATATAGGATTAACACTAATGTATGTAATTGGTGTAGTACAGAAATTAACTGGAGGTGGTGGATAAATGATTGATTTCTTACAAGCAGAACCATTTCCACCAACAGATATAGAAGCTGTAGCAATAACTAATATAGGTTTAATGTATGCTCATATATTTATTTTGATTTTTTTATTACTATTAATGTTATTTTTATATTTAAAATCATCAAAAGAATTAAAGGAAGGTTTACCAATATTAGTAATATATCTGTTTTCATTATTAATTGGAATAAAAAGTTTTGAGCATCCACATACACCATTTAGCCCTTTACTTGAATCATTTTTTCTAATATTTCAAACAGTTATATTCTTATTAACAGCTTTTAATGTATATGATAATAAAATGAAAAGTAGATAAACTATGTTTAATAAAAAGAAAAGATATTTGGCAATTTTTTTAATAAAAGAACAAAATTCTTTTACCATTGTTGGAAAAAAATTATTTAATCCTAATAATCCAGAGATTAGTTATAGTGGTAAAGCTTATATTATTAAAACAGATAAATCTACTTATTCAAAAGGATTAACTCAATTTTATTTCTTAATAAAAGATACTAAACAACAACTATTATTTAGTAAACACGAGAAATCTGATTTAATAGATACGGCTTTAGTGGATTCTATATTATCGAAAAAGATAATCAAACAATTAACTTCAGATTTAGGTAATACAGATTATCGGTCAATTATCTTTTATTTGATAATAGGATTAACTATTGGTGGTTTAATAGGTTTTATAATTGGTAAAGGTGGTTTTGGATAAATGTCAATTGAAAATGAACTTCCAGATTTACTTTCTAATCCTTTAAGTGAATTATCCAGAGATAAAAATATTACTTTACAACAAATATTAAATAATCTATTAGACGGAAGTAAAGACTTAGAGTTAAAGACACATATATTTAAACCTAAAGCTTTAAGTGGATTAAAGATAATTGCTGATGCTTTAATGAGTAAAGGGTATAAAACTTCCGCAAATCATATTCTAAATTATATTGATACTTATCTTAAATACATGGTTAGTTATCAGAGAAAAAGTAGAACCGAAATAATTAAAGCTTTTACTATGTCAAGCAGAAAAGAAGTAATGGATAACGATTTTACAAAAAGTTTGGATTAATGTTAGTAATTATACTTGGCAATTTAGGGAGCGGTAAAACTTATATTATGATGTTATTAGCTTATCAAGATAAAAGACAAATATTATCTAATTTTAATATAAAAAGAAAGAATGTAAAGGTAATTGATGTACCAGATTTACTTGATTTACCAGATGATATAGTTTTATTAATGGATGAAGCTTATAGTTGGATTGAATCCAGAAGTAGTCTTGATTCATTGAATAAATATTTATCAAGTGTTTTATTCCATATTAGAAAAACCAATACTGATATTTATATTACTACACCAATGTATTCTACAATAGATAAAAGGTTTCGAAATCAGGCTAATTATATAATTTTTTGTAAACATAGAAATAATTTTGAATCTGATGATTTTCATTTTTTATTCTATGATGTAAATAATAGAACTTATGGAATTAGTACACTAAAGTATTCTGAAGCTAAAAAATACTTTCATTTATATGATACTAATGAAAAAGTAGAATCATACAAGAAAAGAGGTTTACAATTCAATATCTTAAAAAAATATCCAGAAAGAATGAAAGAATATATAAAACAAATATCAAAATTAGCAAATAAACAATTAAATGGTAATATTACTCACGACAGAGTAAAGAAATTTCTATTTGATAATGGAATTGATTTAGGTTTTCATTCATTTCTATATATAGATTTAAAAGGTAATTAAAATGATAACAACAATAAAGATAACAAAATATATTAAATTACAACAATGTTCTAATCATGGTTTAAAGGTTTTCTTAAAATATAAGGGTAAATGGATAATGATTAAATTAACAAATTATCAAGTAGAATTATTACAATATATATTAAATATTATAAATGGTAAACATGAAAAATAAACTAAAAAGAATTTTTGCTTCGGTTAGATATTCATTAATGTTTAAAACAATGAAATATATAACACCAATAATGTATGAAAAGTTTATTATCTTAAATAATATCTGGAAAAGTAAAAATCATATTGGTGGCAAATTAGATAATGTAAATAGAATTCCAAGACCAGCAATATTATTTATAAAAAAATATTTTAAAGATAAACTAATTACTGGATTAGAATTAGGTGTTAAATTAGGTAAAAATTCTGAAAGTATTCTAAAAGAGTTAAATATTCAAACTCTTTATCTGATTGATGCTTGGGATGATTATGTTGCGAATGAAATAACTAAAGAAGGGCAAAAAAGACATTACTTACTTACATTGAAAAAATTTAAAGATGATAATAGAGTAAAAATAATAAAGGGTTTTTCCGAAAATATTGTTCATAGATTTGATAATGAGAGTTTGGATTTTGTATATATTGACGGAAATCATAGTTATGATTTTGTTTATCAAGATATAACTATATGGAGTAAAAAAGTAAAACAAAATGGAATTATATCTGGTCACGATATTTTTAATTTTAATGATGTATTATCAGCTGTTAAGAAGTGGAGTATAAAAAATCAATATAATTTCTTTATAAAACCACCAGATTGGTATATTATAAAGAAAGATATTATTACTTGTAAAGAATGTAGTTATTGTAATAAAGAATTAGATATATGTACTTATGAAAGTATTGAGAAATTATCAAATAAAAATCTTGAAATTTGTATTTGTTTTATGCCAATAATGAATTATAATATAAGAAAATGAAAACTAATAAATTAAAAATGTGTTGGATTAAAGGGAATCCATGTTTTAACCAAACCAATGATGTAAGAAAATGTATTGAATGTAGTATATGGAGTAAAGAATATAGAAATAATAATAATAATTAACTATGAAAAATAAATATAAATTCTTAATTTGTATTATAGCATTAGGAATATTAGCTTCAGTTTCTTTAATTGTACCAAGTGAATCTAAAATGGTAATACCTTCTAAAGTAATTAATTCTACTTGTATTGGAATGTGTGGAAGTAAACCTTTACAAGATATAGAGTTTTTTATATTTTTAACAGTATTATTACCTTTATTTGCTATAGTACTTTTTATTTTTCTATTTATGTTTGATAAGGATAAAAAGAAAAATAAGATTAATCGTGAATAATTGTTTACCATTAACAGTTTAATGATTAAATGTTTCATAATTATCTTTCAATTAATATTTGTTTAATCATATCATATTTTCTAACTAATACAGTTAATTCAGAATCTAAAATATCAAATCTAACTTGATTTTTAGTGTTTATAGCTTCTGTATATTGATTAAAAACTTCAAAAATTTGCCATCCTACAAATCTATACATTGAGTATAAATTTTTAAGTTTTCTATTAATTGTCATAAATAATAATTGATTCCTTAGAATAAGAATTTACTCATTATACTAAATAAGAGAAAAAAGTTCCATAATTTTAAAATAAAAGAAAAAGAAAAAATATTTAATAGTATTTAAAAGAATTAATCAAACAAATGTTCATTCTTGAAAAATCAAATTTATCTATTAATCTTTTTGAAGGTTCTTTACCTACATTACCTTTTACAACATATTGATAATTTATTAATTCATTACCTAAATAATCTTTCATGTATAAAGTTATTAATTTTATTTTATCAAACATAGTTTTCACTTTTGGTTTATTTTTATTATTATAGATTTAGGAATCCAAATATTTTGTTTAACAGAATGGTGTACAGCTATTACAGGGTGTAGTTTAAAATGAATAGCTTTATTAGTTTCTTTTATAATATTTCCATCTAAACAATTAGGATTTCTCATAAGATTATTCTTTTTTAGAAACCATTCTGGTAAATAAATACTTATCATTTTTAATCAACTCTATTTGGTTATTTAGGATTATCTAAATAACTTTCAAAAAGAAAAATTAAAATATGTAATAACCTTCTTTAAATGCTTTATCAATAGATTCTTTATTATCTTTATACACATTTTCACATTCTAAAGAACAAAAATCAGATTTAGGTAATATTTTAAAAGTACTTCCACAGGCTTTACATTCTCTATGTTCTTTACACAGTCTAATAGAAATAATACCTCTACTCTCAAGATAATTAGTAAGATTATTACATCCATAAACAGAACATAAATCATTTTTTAGAACTTTTTTAGGTGGTATAATATTATTATATGTCATAGTTTTCACTTTTGGTTATTTAGGTTTGTCTAAATAACTTTCAAAAAGAAATTATTGATTTAATTTTTCTAATTCTCTTTTAATAATTCTCATATAAGAATCAATTTTGTTTATATCATTAGAATCCATTATTTTTTGTTTATTTGCTTCATAATGTTCAAACCAATTCATTATTATGTTCATTTGATTTTTTTGTTTTTTATTTAGCATTATAATATAATAATCATTTATCTATTATTTAAATCTTTTCCTTACACCACATTTTCCCTAAAAATTATACCCTCCTTCTATTTAACTCTCATTCTATTAACCCCTCTTAAAACCAACCCTCATTTTACTCATATACTAAAAAATCGTCTACTCTTAAAACCCTTTCTCTACTTTCTACCTCTCATTCTAAGAACACCTCTTTAAATCAATCTCTCTACACCTCTTTAACAACCACCTCACTCAACCAACCCTTAACCAAACAACCTCTCTCAAACTATTCTCTCTCACTCCCTACTCTTAACTCAACCTACTCTCTGTATAATCGTACCTCTTTGCTCATACCCTCTTACAACCCTCCATCTCTTACTTAGTAAGTATTCTGCCTATACTACGATACATAGAGTATCTCAGGATTGGTCTTGTTAGGGTATGAGTAGGGGCTCGGAAGTGCAGTTTTAAG